CGTTCAGGATAACAGCAACCTAACAAATAAATAACATTGTAAATTTACAAGGAGAAACAAATTATGTCAGCGGCATCAAACTACTTAGAAGACAAATTACTGGACCATACACTTAGATATGGAACGGCACCTTACACGGCACCATCAACGGTGTATGTGGCTTTATTCGCGGACTCAGGATCAGCGGCTTCGGCGGCTTTGGAATCAGGCACATCAGGAACTGGTTCATCATCAGACTGGGGCTACTTCGAGATCAACAACGGTTCATACGCCAGACAGTCAGTGACTTTCGCGGCGGCGGGCACGACCACGACAGGAACCATTGAGACCAACGGAACAGTGTCGTTTCCAGTGGCCACGGCCAACTATGACACCGCAGGTTCGACTGGACAGGTGGTGACGCACATCGCTTTGATGGATGCGAGCACAGGTGGCAACGTGTTGTTCTATGGAACACTGACCACGAGCAAGACAGTGAGTTCAGGAGACCAGTTCACAGTATCAAGCGGTAACCTAAGCATCAGTCTAGCGTAACACTAGGAGGTTTACTCCGGTGGCCACAAGCAAAACCACAAGGTATATACGGTATAACACCAACCTAGCATCGTTACATAATGGATCAAGCGGTGTCAATAGTGATGGTGATGGTCCAAGCACATTCCAAGAGCCGACATTTCAACCCTACGACAGGAGGACATTGGGTTCAGGCACTACCTGGGACATACCATCACAAAAAGTAACTCTATCAAATACCAATCCTGATTCACAGACTTTTGTGGTCAGATTCACCAATGATGCCACCCTCGGCATAGGCGATCCACACTATGGTGGTTTAACTCCCACCAGTATGCTAATCCCATACAGGGGCATCAACACCGTGGCCGCATATGCACAAACAGTGGTATACTACCTTAGGACTTTCACAGAGAATCACACAGGCGCACCATTCACATTCAACATTGAAGTCAAGGCCGGACCTGGCAATTGGAATGGCACACCCACCAACGTCAATCCAGAGACATTCAATTACACACAGATAAACAGTTCGGGCAATGTGTTCAGGGGTGAGAAGATAATCCCGCGGGGTCGGGGCACCTTGTGGCATTCCAGCAGTGACTTTGACTTCAGCACAGGCTTCAATCCCTCTGGCGTATCAAACATAGCCACTTTTGATCACTATGGCACACCTGGGCTGGGTTTCTCAGATTGGATACCAACTTATGACAGTGGCAACGCTGTCACAGACGGCACTTCAACGGTTGAGGTTAAAATAACCACCACATGGGCTGGATCGGGCAGTGTGACTTTTTATGCCAATCCTGTGCAAGAATACGATCACCTACAGTCAACACGTAGCACTGTGTTGTTTTACCAAGGTTCTGACATCATCATGGATGGCAGTGACGCAGATCACTCCATACCGGCGATGTCCACCACTTCATCATTGGTAGCGGTTGGAAATCAAAATCACATCATAGATCCTGTAAATTATCATAGCTCCGTCACACTCACTGAAGAATCAATCAATGTAAAACTTTGTCCCGATGTTGATTTAGATATCGCCAGCACGTTGACCGCGACCGCATCTCACAAGTTGGGATTTGACCTTGACTTAAAAATAACGTCGGCGTTGGATGCCACCACTGAAAACTTCGTCAGAGCAGATCCAGTTGCACTGTCCACAACGGCAACACTTGAGGTTGATCCAAGTTTCAAGGTATCTGCAACTGAGGACCTATCAATTGATGCCAGTGTTTCTACATTTGCCGGTCTTATCTACGACATAACAGGTGACTACACCTGGGACAGTTTCAATCTAAACAGTTACTTCGTGCAGGGTTACGCGGTAGCTGACTTCTCACTCAACCAAGGTGAATACAGTTGGACGTTCCTGGCCACCAGCACATGGGACGCTTGGCCAACAACCACCTGGATTGGTGACGAGGCCACATGGGACAACTGGCCGGACGATGTCTGGGAGACACCTTACATAATTGGCACCGCTGGTTCACTGATCACCACAGCAAGCTTCAAACTGGGCGACGTGGTCACATACACTGGCTCATTCACCGTTGACGAGGACAGTGCGTTCGAGAAGACCGCACAGGCTGACCTGACCGCACAGTTCACCACGGAGTTCACGGCGGTGGGCATCATTGACGTTGACATAGCCATGAGTGGTGCGTTCGCACCTGCTCTGACCGCCAACATCATATACGACCTAGAACAAGAACCAATACGTATCACTGGCGCATTCACCCCTGTTCTGACCGCGAATGCGATAACTGACACTTTTGCTGACATTGATGTGGCCTTCACGTTCGCGGTTGAACCCACGTTCCGACCAGGCACCACAGCGGAACTGTATCAAGCACAATCTGAGGTTGAGATCAACCCAACATTCCGACCGAGTGGCATCGCCGCACTATTGGCGTTCGCCAGCACACTGCAGGTGGGAAGGCTGTTCTTCCAGGCGGATCCCTACTTCACTATACAGGTTTTACAGGAATCTAGGCAGGTGGTGTTGCCGTTTGAAAATAGGCAAACACTTGTTAGCCAGGAAACAAGGTTAAATACCATTGGCACTGAAACAGGTGACTACCTGGTGCCGCAAGAAACTAGGAGTTTGAGATTGAGGATTCCACCATTCAAGAACAGATTCTCGACACCTAGGGTAAGACAGGAGCAATAATGGCCAACTTAACAGGATTCAAGAGAGACAACGACGGATTATACATAGACAAGGACCCGGATGCCAACGTGCAATACGGACTTGACTTCACGGACTACCTAAACTCAGGTGACACCGTGACTTCCGCGGACGTCACAATAGAGACCATCACCGGGGACAGTTCACCACTGGCTTTCCCAACAAACGAGGCCACTGATGTTTTGGTGACCGGGGGTGTGTTGGTCAGCATAAGACTGGAGGGTGGCACTGTCAACAACATCTACACGGTCAAGTGCAAGATCGTCACCACCCAAGGTGACACGGACGCGAGATCATTCAGGATAGTGGTCAAGGAGAGATTGTTGTAATGGACGCACAGAAGAAATCATACAAACTGGATCATGACCTGATCTTCAAACTGGCCTCGATGCACTGCACCTATGAAGAGATAGCGGACTGCGTGGGCACTTCAGTCACAACACTACAGAAGAGATTCAAGAACCTCATAGAGAAGGGCAAGGCTGAAGGTAAGAAGAGCCTTAGACGTGCCCAGTTCGAGAAGGCATTGGCGGGCGATGCCCGTATGTTGATGTTCCTGGGTAAGAACTGGTTGGGACAACAGGACTCACCAACTGACGAAGAATCAACGGCACCATTACCGTGGGACGAGAAATAGTCCCCCAATAACTAAACATATATGAAACTATCAACACCGCAACGCCGGGTCGCGGATGACCCAGCCAGGTTCAGAGTGCTAGTGACCGGGAGACGATTTGGCAAGACAACTTTGGCAATCAGGGAACTTTGTTATCATGCCAGGATCCCAGGGCGTGTGTGTTGGTATGTGGCACCATCATACCGGCAGGCCAAACAGATATGTTGGGTCAAGATCAAAGAGATACTCAAGGACCTGCGTTGGGTCAAGAAGATCAACGAGGCGGAGCTCACGATTGAATTAAAAAACGGATCAAGGATCTGTCTCAGGGGTGCTGACAACAAGGACTCACTGAGGGGTGTGGGTATCGACTTCATAGTGCTGGACGAGAGCGCGGACATAGACGAGGCCGCCTGGTCGGAGGTGCTGAGGCCCACACTTTCAGACACCAAGGGATTGGCACTGTTCGCTGGCACACCAAAAGGCATGAACTGGTTCCACGACCTATACCAGAGGGGACAGGATCCCACTGAGCAGGACTGGAGCAGTTACCTATACACCACCATAGATGGCGGTTTCGTGGATGAGGGCGAGATAGAACAGGCCAAGCGGGACCTTGACGCCAAGACGTTCCGACAGGAATACCAGGCCACGTGGGAGACATACTCGGGCATAATCTATCATGGCTTCTCCATGAATGAAAACGTGAGGCATTTCGACGAACCCCTGGACAACAGCATTTTACACATAGGCATTGACTTCAACCTTGATCCCATGAGTGCGGTGGTGGCCTACATCCAGAACGGCACCGTCTACATCATGGACGAGATCACCATATGGAGTTCCAACACGGATGAACTGTGCCAAGAGATCCACAGGAGATATCCGGGCAAGAAGATATTCTGCTATCCAGATCCAGCATCCAGGCAGAGGAAGACATCAGCGGGTGGTAGGACTGACCTTTCGATACTGCAGAACGCGGGATTCATCTGCAAGGTGCCACCAAAGCACATGGCCATCAGGGACAGGATAAACTCCGTCAACGCCAAGTTGTGTTCGGCGTCAAACGAGCGCACTGTATTCATTCATCCCAAGTGTAAGAATATGTTAAATAGCATTAGCAAACACACTTATAAAGAAGGAACCGTGTTGCCAGACAAGACGCAGGGATTTGACCATATGAACGACGCATTAGGATACCTAATATCATTCTTATACCCAATCCGAACAGCATACGAGCAACAGGCACCTGAGAGGTTTGGCATCAAAGTAGGAGCAATCAGATAATGGCACAAGACATTTACGGTTTGACCGGCACATCATTCACAGACGCATCAGGACAGAACATACAATTACCAGTCCACCAAGACTACGACGCATACATCAATCACTGGAAGTTCCTGAAGAGGAGTTACCTGGGTGGTGCCGAATACAAGAGGGGGATGTATCTGAAGAGATACCAATACGAGAACGAGGGCGAATACCTAACGAGACTATCACACGCGGCGGAAGACAATCACTGCCGATCCATAATACACACATACAATTCATTCCTATACAGGCAAGAGCCTAAACGGGA